TGATGGAACTTTAACTATTCTAGATTCTAATATGAGACCTAAATTTAAGGTCGTGTTTGAGAATATGTTTCCTTATAATCTTACTACTTTGGAGTTCGATGCTAGACAAACTGATCTAGAATACTTCACAGCAGAGGTCTCCTTTAAGTATACTATATACAATATAGTAGATATTTGTTAATGAATGATTGATTTAGATGGAATCCAAAAGATGTGGGAAAAGGATTCCAAAATTGACCCAGATAATTTACATACTGAATCTTTAAATATTCCAGTATTACATGCAAAGTATTTTGATCTTTATAATAACATCTTTCTTTTAATGAAGAAAGGTCAGCAGCAAAGAAAAAATATAAGACATGAGAGATATGAATATTTCAGTGGTAAGGCAGATCCAGAGGTTTATATAAAAGATCCTTTTCCTAAGAAGATTAGAGATAAAGATACCTTACAAAAGTATCTTGATGCTGATGATAAATTATCTGCGTCTAATCTTAAAATAGAATATTATGAAACGATGCTAAATTACATTGAGAGCATACTTAAACAGATATCTAATAGAACATATCAAATTAAGAATGCTGTTGAAGTGATGAAGTTCCAGGCTGGTTATGGCTGATTTAACTATACAAAAAGTAAATGAGGTATATCTAAAAGTAAAAACAGAACCATCTATTGAATATGAATTAAGAGATAGATTTACTTTTGAAGTACCTAATAAGAAGTTCATGCCTCAATACAGGAGTAAGTATTGGGATGGATATGTGCATCTTTTTAATATGAAGACCAAGAGAATTTATGTTGGTCTGTTAGATAAGATTGTTGCCTTTTGTGAGAAATCTGGATACACATATAAGTTTGAAAATAACAAATATTATGGTCCTCCATTTGAGATCAATGAAATGATTTCTATGGAAGGTGTCAAAGATTATATGGCATCTATTACTGGATTTAAACCCAGACCATATCAGATAGAAGCAGTTTATGAAGCTTTAAGATATAATAGAAAACTTTTAATATCTCCTACTGCTTCTGGAAAATCTTTAATGATATATGCATTGATAAGATATTTTGTAGCAAAGAAACAAAAGATTCTTTTAGTTGTTCCTACTACTTCTTTAGTAGAACAGATGTATAAAGATTTTGAAGACTATGGTTGGGACCCCAAGAATCATTGTCATAGAATCTATGCTGGTAGAGAAAGAACTAATGTGAATGAAGTTACTATTACAACTTGGCAATCGGTTTATGAGTTGGATAAAACTTTCTTTAAAGATTATAATGTAATTATAGGTGATGAAGCTCATCTTTTCAAGAGTAAGTCTCTAGTAAAGATAATGGATAAGTTAGAACACGCAAAACATAGATATGGGTTTACTGGAACTTTGGATGGCACACAGACCCATAAGTGGGTGTTAGAGGGACTGTTTGGACCTTCATATAAGGTAACACAAACTAAGGATTTAATGGAGCAGGGACATCTTTCTCAACTTGATATTCAATGTATAGTTCTTAAATATAAACCTAAGAAATTTGAAACTTATGAAGATGAAATTCAATATTTAATTGGTCATGAAAAAAGAAATAAATTTATAACTAATCTTGCTTTAGATTTAAAGGGTAATACTTTGATTCTATACAGTAGAGTAGAAACCCACGGCAAGATACTTTATGAATTAATAAATAATTCTGTACTCGCCACTAACAGAAAAATATTTTTTGTACATGGTGGTGTAGATGCTGAAGACAGAGAAGAAGTTAGAAAAATAACTGAAGAAGAAACCAACGCTATCATAGTCGCTTCTTATGGAACATTCTCTACAGGCATCAATATTAGGAGGCTACACAACGTTATTTTTGCTTCTCCATCTAAGTCCAGAATTAGGAATCTTCAATCCATTGGAAGAGTCTTAAGAAAAGGGGAAGGTAAAGATAAAGCTAAACTGTATGATATTTCTGATGATCTTACAATAGGTTCAAGAAAAAACTATACTCTGAACCATTTTATTGAAAGAGTAAAAATTTATGTACAAGAGCAATTTAATTATGAGATTATAACAATTGATATAAAGGAGGACAAATGATAGAAGACGATTTTTTTGCTACAGTAAAACTTAAATGTGGTGATGAAATATTCGCTAAAGTATCTGCATCTGATGAAGGAGATAGAATGTTATTATTGGTTTCAAATCCTATTGTGGTTGAAGAAGTAAAAGCAAGAGGAAATTTACAAGGATTTAAATTTGAACCTTGGTTAAAGACTTCTAATGAAGATTTATTTATTCTTAATTTAGATGATGTATTAACTCTTTCTGAATCTGAAAATATGGAAATGATTATGTTTTATAAAGACTATGTGAAAAAAATGAATAAAACTAATCATACAAAGTTGAATAAAAAAATGGGATATATAACTAGTGTTCATGAAGCTAAAGAATCTTTAGAGAAACTATATAACTCTAATAATTCAAAAGAAAGCTCGAACTAACCCTTCAAACCTAACAAAGGTATTCTACACATATTTTAATACCTTGTCAACGTTGCTTAACTCTGTTATAATATTATGAGCAGAGGAGCAATATGTATGCCAAATTATACAGTGCCTATTACTATGACTAAGCGTAGAAAGAGATCAGAGCATTATGTTAATAATAAAGAGTTTCTTTCTGCATTAGAAATATATTTTGCTACTGTTGAAAGGGCTGCTTTAGAAGATAAACCAAAGCCTCAAATACCAAGGTATATTGGAGAATGTTTTTTAAAGATTGCTAATCACTTATCATATAAACCAAACTTTGTGAATTATATGTTTAAGGATGATATGATATGTGATGGTATAGAAAATTGTGTTCGCTACATTCATAATTTTAATCCAGAGAAATCTAAAAATCCTTTTGCTTATTTCACTCAAATCATTTACTATGCTTTTTTAAGAAGGATATCACAAGAGAAGAAACAGTTAGAAATAAAAAATAAAATTCTTGAGAAGTCTAATTTTGATGAAGTCTTTGATTCAAATGAACTTGACTCAGCTAATTATTCAGACTATAATAGTATTAAAGATGCGGTCCATAGTAAGCTGCGTGGTTAATGAAGATTGCAATTATAACAGACCAGCACTTCGGTTGTAGAAAAAATTCAAAACTTTTTCACGATTACTTTCTGAAGTTCTATAATGATGTATTCTTTCCTGCTTTAGAGGAGGAAGGTATTGATACTGTTATAGATATGGGAGATACATTTGATAGTAGAAAGGGTATAGATTTTGCTGCGCTTACTTGGGCTAAAGAGAATTATTTTGATAGGTTAAAAGATATGGGCATTACTGTCCATACTATTGTTGGTAATCATACTGCTTACTATAAAAATACTAATGAGATAAATGCTGTAGATTTATTATTAAGAGAATATGATAATGTTCATGTATATTCTGAAACTACTAGTATATTGGTAGATAATTTAAGTATTCTTTTAGTTCCTTGGATTAATAATGAAAATGAAAAACAATCTTTAGGATTGATTAAAAGATCAAGTTCTCCTGTTTGTATGGGACATTTAGAATTGCAAGGATATAAGGTTAATGATTATGTTATAATGGATCATGGTCTTGATGATCAACCTTTTGAAAAATTTAAAAAAGTTTATTCAGGTCATTTTCATACAAGGTCTAATCAGGATAATATCTATTATTTGGGAAATCCTTATGAGATATACTGGAATGATCATGCAGATACTAGGGGATTTCATTTCTTTGATACTGAAACCTTAGAACATACTCCAATTAATAATCCTTATCGTTTATTCTATAAGATATATTATGAGGATACACCACATCAGACCTTTGATGCTAGAGAGTATGAAGATAAGATTGTTAAGGTTATAGTTCGTAAGAAGTCTGACCTTACTCAATTTGAAAAGTTTATTGATAAATTATATTCTGCTAATGTAGCAGAGTTAAAAATTGTTGAGAACTTTGATTTTGGTGGTTGGTATGATAAAGATGAAGGTGAATATGAATCAGAGGATACTCTCTCTATTCTCAATAGGTATATTGAAGAAGCAGATATTACTTTAGATAAATCTATAGTAAGTAAAATGATAGATGAAATATACCAAGAAGCTTGCGAAATATCCTGATGTATATTATAACAGTAAAGGGAAAAGAAAAAGATGGTGCTTATTCAGTCATAGATCAGGATGACGATCAAGTTCTTTATATTTTCCAAAATCAAGATGATGCTACAAGATATGCTCTACAATTAGAAGATATAAATTATCCAAAAATGAAAGTGATTGAGATTGAAGATGACATTATGATCAAAACTTGTGAATTACATGGACACAAATATGCTATCATCACTCCTGATGATATTATAGTCCCTCCAGATGAAGGAATGAAACATGATTACATTTAAGAAGATATCTTGGAAGAACTTCTTAAGCACTGGTAATCATCCTATAGAAGTTAAATTAGATGAGAATGCTACTACATTGATCATTGGATCTAATGGAGCAGGTAAATCTACGATTTTAGATGCTTTGACTTTTGTTTTATATGGAAAGTCTTTTAGGAAAATTAATAAGAGTCAACTTATTAATACTACTAATGAAAAACATTGTGAGGTTAATATAGAGTTTGTAGTTAATTCTACAGAGTGGAAAATAGTACGTGGAATTAAACCAAATACATTTAAAATATCTAAAAATGGAAAGGAGCTGGATCAATCATCTCATGCAGGAGATCAACAGAAGTGGTTAGAACAGAATGTTCTGAAGATGAACTATAAGTCATTCACTCAGATTGTTATATTAGGAAGTAGTACATTTGTTCCCTTCATGCAGTTGAATGGATCTAGTAGAAGGGAAGTGGTTGAAGATTTATTAGATATTAAAATATTCTCTGCTATGAATAATCTAATTAAGGAAAAAATTAGAATGGTGAGAGAAGAGGTAAAGACTTTTGAGTTAAAGAAAGAGTCACTTAAAGATAAGGCAGAGATGCAAGAGAATTTTATCAAAGAATTAGAAGAGCAAGGTAAGAATAATATTCAAGAAAAGAATGATAAAATTAAAGTTTTAGGTATTGAAGTTGATACTCATTTAGAGAATAATCAATTAACAGAATCATCTGTATCTGAACTTATGGAGAAGCAAGAGAAGGTTGCAGGAGATGATGATAAGTTAACGAAACTAAACAACCTTAAGGGTAAAATTACTCAAAAAGTATCCACCATTACCAAGGAGCATAAGTTTTTCACAGATAATAAGGTTTGCCCTACATGTACACAATCTATAGAAGAAGAGTTTCGCGTAAATAGAATTGATGAAGCTCAATCTAAAGCAAAGGAGTTGCAATCTGGTTATAAAGAACTAGAAGAAGCAATTAAAAAGGAACAAGAGCGAGAGCTTCAATTTACAAATTTATCTAAGGAGATTACTAAACTCACACATGGCATTTCTAAAAACAATACTAGGATATCTGGGTGTCAACGACAAATCAGAGATCTGGAATCGGAAGTTCAGAAACTTACCGACCAACTTGCAAACAGAAATACTGAGCATGAGAAGTTAGAAGAGTTTAGGAATAATCTTCAAAAGACATATGAGAACCTTGCTGAAAAGAAGGAGAAGATAACTTATTTTGATTTCACTTATAGCCTTCTTAAAGATGGCGGAGTGAAGACTATGATTATTAAGAAGTATCTTCCTTTAATTAATCAGCAGGTG